GAACTGCCGCACCGACAACCCCGTAAACGTCGGTATCCACGCCGGCTGGTCAACCCCGATCACCTGCACCCGTCCATGATCCACTACGACCACAGACCCGTGATTACGGGACAACCTTTAGGTGGTGACCGTGAATCCTCAGACCGTTCTCGGGTGGCTGGTCGTTCTCGTGGTCTTGGTGCTCGTGGTGTGGTTGGTGTTGCATCTGGCCGGAGCGGCGTAGGTGGCTCACGGCTCCGGCTGGTCGCTGGGAAGCGCGTCGAGGATCTTGTACGCCGTGCGCCGGGACAGTCCGGAGTGTTCGATCAGTTTCGATCGGTTGATGGGTTCGCCCCCGATCCGCAGCGCGCCTGCCTGACGAACGGCCGACTTGATCTGATCAAGGATCTCCGCTTCGACACGTTGGGCCTCGGCTCGCCGCTGGCGGAGCTCGTCGAGGTAGGCGAAAACTTCGGCTTCGGTCTCGAACACGGGGAGGTGTCCTCTCATATGCCGCGAGCCCGGCACCGTCGCCGGTACCGGGCATCGCGGGTTGTGCGCGTGGTGCTATTAGAACCGGTCGACGGCGACCACGGTGCACGTGACCTGCTCAGCAGGTTCACTGATCATGGTCATGGCTTCCATTCCGGACAGTTCGGTCGTCTGGCCGGGCTGGAGCGCGTTCGCGATGGCGAAGATTTCGCCGAGCCGCTTCCCGGCCGGGTCGTCGACGGCGATCGTCGCCCAGTACGACCGGGGCCGGTCGGTGCTGTTGGTGATCGTGACCGTGGCGTTTGCACTGGTCGTGCCGTAGTTGGTCTCCGTGGTGCAGCTCTTGACGGTCACATCGTGCAGCGCGCTCGTGTCCGAGGTGCCAGTCACGCCGCCGGGGACGGCGGGTGCGGCGGTCTCGAAGTCTCCGCCGAGTTCTTCGAGGTCGCGACCGAGCTGGTCAACGGCACTGAAGACGATCGACATGCCCCAGATTCCGAGCGCTGCGACGCCCACGCCGAGCACTGTGGAGATGATCGACATCACGCGGTTGGTGGCGATGCCTTTCCGGGTGCGGGCGATGCCGAGCAGACCGAACACGACGACCAGCCCCCCCGAGGATCAAGGCGATAAAGCCGGTGAGCGGGACGATGCCGAACACGGCGCCGACCAGCGCCAAGACCAGCGCAGTAATGCCGAAGCCGTTGCGCGCCGGTTGGGTCGTGTACGGCTGCTGGGCAGCCTGCGGGTGGGTGGCATTCATGCCGGTGAACCCTTCGGGAAAGACCCCGCGCCGTGTCGGGCGCGAGGCGGGATGATCGGGAGCCATTCGCTCACCGCTGTTTCCCAGTAAACGCACAGCGCACAGCGGCTGTCTACTCGTAAACATGTGTCGGTATTCACGTGTTGCGCTGGCTAACGAGCCGTCGTCGAACCGCGACACGTAAGCCACTTTTGCCCCGAATGTCACAACCAGTAAGCGCAGGTCGCTAAGCCGACCGGGTGAGCCGGCCAGCTGGCCGCGGGTTGCCATTACCGCAGCTCAACACTATTGCCCGGCCGGAACGTAGATCGTTCCGCGGACCGCTCTGATTTCACTCACCGTGACCGCGAGGGAGGCGCGAGCGTGATCGACACCGAGACGCCCGACTCGCCGGGTTGGTGGGCGAAGAACCTCGCGGCCGAGCTCGCGAGTCGCCAACCTCGGTACGCCGAGCTCGACGCCTACAACCGGGGTGATCACCCGCTGCCGGAGGGCGCCGAGAAGTGCCCGGAGGCGTATCGGCGGTTCCAGCGCAAGGCCCGGACGAACTACGTCGGGCTGGTGGCGAGCGCGGTCACCGAGCGCATGATCCCGGTCGGTTTCCGCACGGGCGCGGACCGCGACGAGATCGGCGACGAGGTCGCGTGGCGGATCTGGCAGTCCAACGCGCTCGACGCGGACGCCGGGCTCGTGCATGACGCGTCGGTCGTCATGAGCGAGTCGTACGTCATCGTCGGCCCGCCGGTCGACGGCGTCCCGCTGATCACGCCGGAGGACCCGCGCCAAGTGATCACGGCCGCCGCGCCGGGGCGCCGCCGCACGGTGGACGCCGCGCTCAAGACGTGGGCGGACGACATCCGGGACGAAGACCGGATCGTCGTCTACCTGCCCGGCGAGGTGTGGCACTTCCGGCGCCGCCGCAAGGCAACCGGTGTGACGGAGGAGGGCACGCTCGACGGCTCGGTGTGGGACGTCGACGAGACGCTTTCCGGCTCGCTGCCGATCGATCGTGTCCCCGTGGTGAAGTTCGGCAACCGGGAGAACCTGTTCGGCGACACGCTCGGTGAGTTCGAAGACGTCATCGACATTCAGGACCGGATCAACCACATGGTGTTGGACCGGCTCGTCGTCGCCGCGATGCAAGCCTTCCGGCAACGCTGGGTTAAGGGCGTGTCCACGAAGGACGCTGAAGGCAATCCGGTCGATCTGTCGTCGATGCTCTCGGCCTCGGCCGGGGCGCTGTGGGCACTGCCCGCCGGGGTGGAGCTCGGCGAGTTCGACGAGGTCAACTTGAAGCCGTTGCTCGATGCCGTGTCCGACGACGTGCGAGCGATGGGCGCGATCACCCGGACGCCTCCGTCGTACCTTCTGGCGGAGCTGGTGAACGTCTCCGCCGACGCGTACACGGTGACGGAGTCCGGGCTCGTGGCGAAGGTCGGCTCTCGCCTGTTGCAGGCGGGCGAGTCGTGGGAAGCCGTGATGTCGCTTGCGTTCGAAGTGCTCGGCGACACCACCCGTGCGAACCGCAACGATCTTGAGGTGCTGTGGGCGAACCCGAAGCGCCACACGTTGAGCGAACTCGCCGACGCTGCCGGGAAGCTCAAGGACATTGTCTCGCGCCGCACCTTGCAGCGCGACATCTTGCAGATGACGCCGCAGTCGATCGCCCGCGACGAAGCCGACCGGTCCGGCGAGATGCTGGACGCCGAGCTCGCCACTCTGCCCACGATCGACATTCCTCCGGGAGATTCCAATGGACAGTGACGAGTTCATGAGGATGGACGCCCGGCTCGCGATGGACTTCGCCGTGGCGTGTTTTGGCGGCCCGGAGAGGGTGGCGCGGTTGCTTGATGAGGTGGAGATCCACGGCGTTTCGCCCGTTGAGCCGCCCGCCACGCTTCGGCGACACGGTGGATCATCCGGTGGCGAGTCGTAACGTCGTGCGCCTGGTCGATGCACAGGCCGCGCAGCGTGACCGCGTTCGCCGCACGGTGACGGCCGCCGTCGCGAACCTGGTTCGGGGCTGGGCGGACTTCGCCTCGCCCGCGCAGGTGCGGCGCTTGGTCGACGCGCTTGCCCGCCTGGTCGAGCCCGCGCAGGCACGCACGGCGTCGACCACGGACGCCTACCTCGCCCGCGTGATTGGCGAGCTGCGGGGGCGCCCGGCCGCACCGGTCGGCGTGCGGATCGACCCGAACCGGCTCCGTGGTGAGACGCCGCACCGGGAGGTGTTGGAGCGGGTCGCCGCCGAGTACCGCCGTCACCGCGCCGACGGTCTCGACGACGACGCCGCACGGGCGCGGGCGGTGAACCGGGCGCGGCTGATCGTTGACGAGGACCTGTCGCTCGCAGCGCGGGAAGCCGCCCGGCAGGTCTACACGCGCACGCCGGGCGTGACCGGCTACCGCCGGGTGATCCGGCCGGAGTTGTCAGCCGGGGGCACCTGCGGTCTGTGCGTCGCCGCCAGCGACCGCACGTACGCACGAGGTGACCTGCTGCCCCTGCACGCCCGGTGCAAGTGCGAGACGTTGCCGATCGTCGGCGCGAACGATCCCGGCCGCAGCCTCAACGCCGACGAGCTCGCCGAGCTCTACCGGCAAGCGGGCGGCACCACGATGGAAAAGCTCAAGCGCGCCCGTGTGGTGGTGCGCGAACACGGCGAGCTCGGCCCGGTTCTGCGCGCACCGGGCGAGCACTTTCGCGGCCCGGACGAGGTTGCCGCCGACGCGGCGTAATGCCGCCTGTTCTTCCGTCCACGCGTGGACGGCTCGCGCCCGCAACGGGCGATCTCATCTCTACCCGCAACGGGAGGCCGCAGGATGCCTACTGAGGAGACCGCGCAGGTTCCGGAGCCCGAAACCGCGGAGCCCGTCGAGGAGTCCGCAACGGAACCCGACGCGCAGCAGCAGAAGACTCCGGAGGAGGCGCAGCTCGGCGACGCCGGAAAGCGTGCGATCGAGCGCATGAAGCGGGAGCGCAACGAAGCCCGGCGAGAGCTGGAGAAGCTTCGTCGCGAGGCCATGTCCGACCAGGAACGCGCCGTCGCCGAAGCTCGGGACGCCGGTCGCGCCGAAGCTCTCCGCGAAATGGCGGGTCGCCTGGTCGACGCCGAGATCCGGTCGGCCGCGGTCGGCCGTCCGCTCAATGTGGACGCCTTGCTCGCGAACGTCGACCGCTCGAAGTTTCTCACCGAGGACGGCGACGTCGACCGCGAGGCGGTGACGGCGTGGCTCGACCAGCTGGCCCCGGCTCAGACCGAACCGCGCCTCGCGAGCGACCTCGGCCAGGGAACGCGAGGCGCCGCCCGCACCAATCCTGCGGACGTTTTCGGCCAGCTCATCACACAAAGCCTGAAGTAAGGACGATCAACGATGCCACCGATCACGCTCCCGGCGGCGGGCTCGCAGACGTTCCCGCGCCAGATCAGCGAAGCGATTTTCGAAGACGTCGCAAGGGAATCCGTCGTTCAGCGACTCGCCCGGCGGGTAAACCTGCCGGAGTCGGGCACGATGATCCCGATCACGAGCGAGAAGCCCAAGGCCGGTTGGGTCACCGAAGGCCAGCGCAAGCCGACCACCAACGCCGGTCAGAACTTCGTGAACATGGACCGGAAGAAGCTCGCCGCGATCGTGGTCTTCTCGATGGAGTACGTCCGTTCGGACCCGACGAAGCTGTACGCGAACATCCGCCCGCAGATCCAGGAAGCGTTCGCGACCGCGTTCGACCTGGCGGCGATCCACGGTGTCTCGCACGACGGTTCGGCCGGTCCGTTCCCGTCGTACCTGACGCAGACCACCAAGAGCGTGGAGCTCGGCACGACCACGCAGGCCAACGGCGGCACGTACGGCGACCTGGTCGCCGGTCTGAAGCTGCTCGTCGACGACGACAAGCGGCTGACCGGCTTCGCCGTCGACCCGAAGGCCGAGCCCGTTCTCCTGTCCAGCGTCGACCTTCAGGGGCGCCCGATCTGGGTCGACGCCCCGGCAGAGGCGACGGTCGGGAACCGGCTCATCGGCCGCCCGGCCGGGATCTCCGAAGGCGTTGCGGCCGACTCCGGCGCGGGCGCGAACTTGCGGATTCTGGGCGGCGACTGGTCGAAGGCCGCCTACGGCATCGGTTCGAACATCACCTACAGCGTGTCGCGAGAGGTCACGGTCACGATCGACGGGACGCTCACCTCGTTGTGGGAGAACAACCTCGTCGCTCTGCTGGCTGAGGCCGAGTACGGCTTCGTCGTCGGTGATGTGGACGCGTTCGTCGAGTACGTCGACACCCCGACCCCGTGAGGCGTGATCGGTGATGCGAGTACGTAACCCGCAGACCGGGACCGTGGTCAGCGTCGGCGAGGAGACCGGGAAACGCTACCTCGCCGCCGGGTGGGAAGACGCCGAGGAGAAGTCGGCGCGCTCGGCTCCGGATGCTGGCGACGGCGAGACGAAGACCCGGCGCCGCCGGGCGTCGCGGTAAGGAGAGGGGGCGTCCGTGGCCGTTCCGCTGATCTCCTCCCAGGACATCGAAGCGCGTCTCGGACGCCCGCTCACCGCCGCCGAGACGGCGCGTGTGGACGCCCTGATCGCCGACGCGTCGGCGGAGGTGCGCGCCTACACGGGCCAGCTCATCACCGTCGGTACGTCGACGGTGACGCTGCCCGTGGTCGGCGGCCGGGTGACGCTGCCTCAGCGTCCCGTGAACGCCGTCGCCGCGATTGACGGCGAGCCGGTCGACGAACCGGACCTCGTCGGCGCCACGCTGCGTGGCCTCTCCGGGTGCGAGGTGACCGTCACCTACCAGCACGGCTACGACCAGGTGCCCGACGACATCGTGTCCGTGGTCGCCGCGATGGTCCTTCGCGGGCTCGCAACGTCCCCGGCCGCGCCGCTGTACTCGCGGGAGTCGATCGGGGAGTACTCCTACGGGCTCCCGGAGTCCGCGCTCGCTCGGCGCGTGATCGTCGACCGCACGGACCGCGCCACGCTGGATCGCTACCGCACACCGGACGTCGGTGTCGCGTGGCTTTCGCTGCCGTAAATCTCCATCCACTGCGGAATCCGCCAGCTGCCCGCGGGCTCACAGCCGGCATGCGCTGACCAGCCACAACGCCGCGTTGAAGATCGCTGTAAGCGATCAGGAAGTGTTCGTCCACTCAGCACGGGAGACGCGTCGTGATCGGTGATCACCTGCTTCCGCACCGAGTGCGCCCGGTCGCCTCCGTCGAGGCGGTCGACGACTACGGCAACCCGGTCCGCGTCCCTGACGCACGCGGCGCGGAGGTGCCTGCCTACGTCCAGCCGCTCGACACGTCCGAAGCCCTCGCCGACGGGCAGGTACGCGAGACGCGGCTGAAGGTGTTCGTCCGGCCGGACGTGACCGGGCTCGACGCATGGTCACATCTGGTGTGGGAAGGCCGGGAGTATGAGCTCGAAGGCGACCCGCGCCGACACGACTCTCCGGCCGGACCGCATCACCGCGTGCTCTACGTCCGCCGGGTGGGTGCGTAGCCGTGGCCTGGGTGAACCCGTACGCGCCGCGCATCGTGTCCCGCCTTCCGGGGGTGCGCGCTGAGGTGGCCGCACACGGCCGTGAGATCGCCGCTCGCGCCCGCGCACGCCTCACCCGGCACCGGGATACCGGCGCGGCGCAGATCCGCGTAGAGAGCCGCACACCCGACTACCTCGTCCACCTGATCGACCCGGCCGCCGCCGCGATCGAGTTCGGCGGCGTGAAGCGGGACGGGACGGTCGTGCAGGGCCTCTACATCCTCACCAACGCCGCTCAATAAGGGGGCGCCCGTGCGTCTGCTCCCGGACGCCGAACGGCTCGTATTGGCGCTGCTCCGGCCGCGCTTGCCGACTGTGTCGCTCGGAACGTTGATTCCCGACGACATCGCCGACCGCGTCCCGTACGTGGTCATTCGCCGCGTGGCGGGTGCGGCGATCGATGCCCGGTTCCTAGACCAACCGGTCGTGAGCGTCGACGCCTGGCACGCGACGAAACTCGGCGCGGCCGATCTCGCCGAAGACGTCCGCGCCGCTCTGGTCGAGGCGTGGGAGCGCCAGACGGTGACCGACTTCGGACACCTCGCCTACTTCCGCGAGGAGTCCGGACCGACCGAGCTCACGACCGGCGAGCACACCGACACGCTGCACCGCTACCAGGCGAGCTACGCGCTCGCGACTCGGCCGCCGCTGCGCACCGACTGATCTCCCCGCGCCGTAGTCCGCGGGCGACCAGACATCCATAAGGGAGGGTCACCGATGGCACTCGACGACAACGCGGTGATGGTGCCCGGCAAGGGGTACTTCTACATCGCACCCACCGGAACCGCCGTTCCCACCGGCACCGGCGAGCCCCCGGCGCCGTGGGTCAACGTCGGCCACACGTCCCGCGACGAGCCGCTGACGATCAGCCGTGAAGGCGGCGACCGTGAAACGCTGGGAAGCTGGCAGAACGAAGCGCTTCGCGAGCGGATCGAGCCGACCACGTACCAGATCGCGTTCCGCCTGCTCCAGTACGACGAGCTCGCTCACCGCCTGTACTACGGCGGCGGCGCCGTCGACCCGGTGTCCGGCCGATTCGAGGTCCCGAAGACACCCACGCCGCAGGAGCACGCGCTCTACGTCGTGATCATCGACGGCGCGAACAGGTGGGATCGCCATTTCCCGAAGGCGTCGATCCTGGGCTCTGACGACGAGGAGCACGACGTCGAGGCCCTGTCCGGGATGCCGGTTGCCGCGACCATCCTCGGGGACTCTTCGCTCGACTACCTGTTCACCGTGGACGGCCCCGGCCTGCCGACTCCGGCGTGATGACGGTCGCCGGTGGGCGACTTGCGCGGACCCGTCCACCGGCGACCCTCGTTTCGGTCCGCGCTGTGGGAGGTCTGCGCGATGGACGTGGTCCAAGGTATGGGCGGCAACGGCGCGACGCTCGACGGTCTCCGCCAGGAGGCGAGCCGACGGTATGCCGACTACCCGATCCGGCTGGACGATCACACCACCGTCGTACTTCGCGCACCTCTGCGGCTGTCCAGCGAGAACCGCACGAAGCTGCGCCGGATGCAGTCGCAGTTAGGCGCGATGCAGGACGACCCGGAGTACGCCGACGAGGACCTTCTCGGACTGCTCCGCGACATGATCCGCACCGTGGCCGACGACCGCGAGCGGGCGGAAGTTCTCATCGACGCGATCGGCGAGGATTTGTCCGTCCTGCAAACGCTTTTCGAGCAGTACTCGGAGCGCACGCAGCCGGGGGAAGCCTCGCACTCGGCCAACTGATCGACGAGCACGGCGCGGCACTGCTGTACGACATGGCATCGCTCGGCGTCGACCTCCGCGAGCTGTTCGCCGACGAGCCCACGATCTCGCCGCGCTACGTCCTGTGGTTGGTCGAGTGGCTTCCCGACTCGTCGGCGTACTTCGCCAGCAAGCAAGGCGGACCGCAGCATCGCGGCTGGAACGTCGACCGGCACGCCGCTGTGACCACTGTGGAACTTCTCGCGACCGGGAACTACCAGCGCGCCGGAGGCAAAGGCCCGAAGCCGAAGCCGCTCAAACGACCGTCCAGCAGGCGCCGCCGCGTCGTGACCGTCGCCGAACTCAACGGCAAGGGGTGAATCTGGCATGGCGGGTCCGGGAGGGCGCGAGATCGCTCGTGTGTCGGTCCGCGTCCTGCCGGACACGAGCGCGTTCGGCCGCTCGCTAGAGAAGTATCTACACCGCATGGAGCGCTCGCTACGTGTGGAGATCCCGACCGTGGTGGACTCCACCGGGTTCATCCGCGACGTTCAGCGGCTCGCCGACATGGCCGAGCGTTCCGCCCGCGTCACCCTGGACGCGCTCGTCGACGGCGACCGCGTGAACGCCGAAGTCGCCGCGATCGCCAAGCGCGCCAGCGGTCACGACGTGACGCTGAACGTCGACGGCGACCGCAGGAAGATCAGCGGCGCCGTGCGCAGTATCGGGCGCCTGACGTCCGGCCTGACTCGGCTCGGCGGCGCGGGATCGATCGCCAGCGCCGGACTTGGTCCGGCGATCGCCGGAATCGCTGGGCTCGGCTCGATCGCGATGCAGGCGTCCGGCGCCGTTTTCCTGCTTCCGGCCGCGGTGGGTGCGGCGGCCGTCGGCGTCGGCACGCTCACGCTCGCGTTCGCTGGTTTTGGCGAAGCCATGAAAAACCTCGGCGATCCCGCGAAGTTCGCCGAAGCCATCAAGGACCTTGCGCCCGCCGCGCAGGAAACCGCGATCGCGGTACGCGACTTGAAACCGGCCTTCGACGCGCTGAAGCTCGACGTTCAGCAACAGTTCTTCGAAGGGCTCGGCACCACGGTCCGTGAGGTCGGCGGGACGTATCTGCCCATCCTGCGAGACGGGTTGCGCCAGGTCGCCGCCGCGATGGGCGCCGCCGCGCAGAAGGCCGGGCAAGCCCTCATGCGGCCGGACACGATCGCCGCGTACCGAACAGCGCTGGACAACTTCGCCGCCGCGTTCCGCGAACTCATCCCCGCCGGGGGCGCGGTCGTACGGGCTTTCGCACAGATCGGCGCCGTCGGCTCGCAGTTCCTTCCGGGACTGGCGGCGGGCGTGACCGACGTGGCGACCCGCTTCGCCGACTGGGCTACAGCCGCCGCCGCGTCCGGCCGGTTGCGCGACATCATCTCGCAAGCCCTGTCCGTGCTCGGCGATCTCGGCACGGTCGCACTCAACGTCGGCGCCACGCTGAGCAACATCTTCGGCGCCGCCTCCGACGTCGGCGGCGGACTGCTCGCCGCGCTCACCGACATTACCGGCGCGCTCCGCGAGATCACCGGCACGGCACAGGCCCAAGAGGCGATGCGCTCGTTCTTCGCGGCGGGCGCGGCGCTGGCCGGTCAGTTCGTCTCGGCCGTCCAGATGATCGCACCCGCCCTCGGCTCCGTGCTCACGGTCGCCGGGACGCTGGCGAGCGGGATCACCTCCGGGCTCGCACCAGCTCTTGAGGCGGTCGTCCCTGCGGCGAACGCCTTCGCGGCCGGGCTCGTGCCGATCGCACAGCAACTCGGCCCCGCCCTGGGGCAAGCCCTGGCTTCGGTCGCCCCACTGCTGGGCCAGCTAGCGTCCACTTTGGGCAGTGTGCTCCTGGCCGCGCTGAACGCGGTGACTCCGCTGCTGCCGATGCTGACCTCTACGATCGGCGAGCTCGCCGGAATCATCGGCTCGGCGCTGGCCACCGCGACGCCCGTCCTGGCCCAGATCGCACAGGGGCTCGGCGGGTACCTGGTTCAGGCGATCGGCGGGATGCTGCCGATCCTGCCGCCACTGATTTCCGGCATCCTCTCCATCGCGAACGCCGTTCTTCCTGTGCTGCCACCGGTTCTCGACCTGGCGTCCACGTTGGTCGGTGTGCTTCGTCCAGCGATCGACGGACTTCTCCCGGTGGTCACGACGGTTTTCAATGTTGCGGCGTCGATCGTGTCGTCCGCGGTTTCGGTGATCCGTGGCGTGCTCGACATCCTGGCCGGATTCCTGCGAGGCGACGCGTCGCAGGTGTGGCGCGGCTTCCAACAGGTCATTTCGGGCGTTTGGGACGTGATCAAGTCGATTGTGTCCGGCGCCGTCTCACTCGTGGTCTCGATCGTGCGCGACGGCTTCGGCAACCTGATCGGGCTCGCCGCCGGGCTCGGCGGGCGCATCCTCGGCGCGATCGGCGACTTCGGGCGCCTGCTGTGGAGTGCTGGAGCCGACTTGGTCCGCGGAATGATCGAGGGGGTCAAGTCCATGATCGGAAACCTGCTCGGCACCGTCCGCGACATGGCGCAACAGGCGGTCGCGGGCGTGAAGCGATGGCTCGGGATCGGCTCGCCGTCGAAGGTGTTCCGCCAGCTCGGCCGCTGGACCGGCGAAGGGTTCGCCGACGGGATCGAGCGCGCCACGCCAGACGCGATCGCGTCGGCCGCTGAGATGGCCCGTGCGGTCGCCGCGACCCCGGTCGCCTCGCCGGTACCCGCTTCACCCGCGTTCGGCGCTCCACGGGGCGTTCAGGCGGCCGTAACGGCGGGCGTGCTCGCCGCTCTGCACGGGGCACGGATGCGCGTCGAGGGCGACGGCGTCGCCCGGCTGGTCAACCAGGCGAACGCGTCGAACGCCAGGAGGTAGCCCCCGGTGCAACCCGCAACGTGGTACCTCGGACCGCTCGGCGACCTCCGGCCGCTGGTGTGCCCGGAGGAGGGTGTCGAGCGGACCGTCCAGCGCTTCGGCGGCGTACACCAGGCGCTCAGTGGGGCGCGCACGATGGACGTGACCGGGCACCGGGCGAGCTGGGAACTCACCCTCCCGTGGCTGACTCCCGCCGAGTCCCGATTCGTCGAAGCACTGCACCACCGGACCGTGGGCGGGCCCTTTTACCTCCTCGACCCGCTGGGTACGAACCGGCTGCCTCGCGACGCGGCGGTACTGCTGCCACTGGCGGGCAGCGTCGTGCACTCCGTAGGCGGTGTCATTCGCGCCAGCACCGGGCCCGCAGAGGTCGGTGTTCCGGTCACCGCGACCGAATGGTCGAGCTACACCGCCGGAGGCTACGTGCGGTTGCCGACGGTGCCGGTGCTGCCAGCCGAAACGGTGACGTTCTCGCTATGGCTCAAAGCCGAGTCCGGGTCGACGGGCGGGCGGCTCGTCCTCGACCACTTCCCGTCCGGGGCCCCCGAGCACACGTCGGCGACCACCGAACAGATCACGATTACCACCGCGTGGACGCGCTACGCGGTAACCGCGACCGTCCCGGACGGCACGGCAGCCACTCGCCCGGCTCTGGTCATCGACGACACCAACGGGGGCACGATCACGCTCGCCGCCGCGCAAATCGAGTCGGGCCCGCAGGCCACCGAATGGGACCTTGGCGGCGCCGCGCCGCTGGTGCTCGTCGACCAGGTCGAGCGCGTCTCCCCCTACTACCCGCGTAACGACCTGGCCGTGACGCTGTTGGAGGCGTGACCGTGCACCAGTACACCAAGGACGGATCCGACGCGATCACCGCACCGGAGCGCCGGTTCCGCCACCGGTTCTATGTGGACTGGGACAACGACGGCCGGTTCGCCCACCCTCTGTCGGCACTGTCGAGCTACGTCACCGAGACCACTCGTGACCAGACCCTCACGGCCACGGCGCCGGACGAAGTCAAGTTGGTCGAGGGCTACGCCGCCGCGAAACTCGACGTGATCATCACCGGCGAATTCCAGGGAATCAGCCTCGCGTCGCACTTCGCCCCGAACAACGGCCGCTCCATCTTCTACACCCAAGGGATCACACTCGGAGTCCAGTGTGGATACTCCATCGATGTCGAAACACGCCGCGGGTGGGAAACCTACGTTCAATTCACCGGGATCGTTCGCGACGTGCATGCCAACCGCGAAACCGGGGAAGTACGGATCGAATGCCTCGACAACGTCGAGTTGATGCGCACCAAGACACGTATCCCGGCCTACGGCATGTTGACCCGCTACCTCGTGAACGGGTTCAAGCGGGCGCTTCTGGTCGATTCATCAAGCGTGATCGATCTCGCCGCTCGCTCGGCGGGGTTCTCCGCCGGACCACGCGGGTACGACCGATACAAGAACGTCGACCCGGCGCGGCAACTCGTGCTCTCGGTCCCGTTCCACGGGAGCATTCTCCCAGAGATCGGCTCACTCGATAACGTCGAGGAATTTCACCTCACCGAAGAGTGGGAGCGCGATCCGGCGCTCAAGGCACGCGCCGAACAGTACACGGTCGGCCCGCATGACTACCTAGCCCTCAACGCGGTGCCACGAGGGAAAAACGCCTGGGCTATCAAGAAATTCTGGGCTGAGACAGCCGCCCTGTATCCCAGTGACCGGCGCCTGTGGGGCGCGACGACGATTGCGATCTGGCTCTACTGGCCGGGAAACAACGTCGACGAATCCGCAACGATCGTCGAGATGTTCGACACGAACACGTCCATTCAACTCATCGTCGAGGGCAGCAACGGCGGCGTGTGCGCTCGCACGAAGGGCACAACCACAGGTGTCCTCTCCGACGGGTATTGGCTGTTCATGCGCGAGCCGGGATGGCACTTCCTTGAGGTTGCGTTCGACCTCTATCCCGGGCGGGACGTCAAGATGCGCACCCGCGTCGACGACGAGGTGTCGCCCATCGTCGCCCGCCCCTACCAGCCGACCAACGAGTCCGCCGACCACCCCTGGCAAAACCTCGTCACGGTCACCAACAAGTACGCGCTTTCGGATCTTCAGATCATGCGTAGTTACTATGCCGACGACATCCCCAACATCACCTACGACCGAACGCTGTACGCCAACGCCAACATGTCTTGGGGCCGCAACCGCATCACCTACACCCTGCGAGACTCCGGGCGCGAAGCGTGGTCGCTGGCGAAAGAGGTCGCTTCCGCGGAGTACGGTGTCGTCTATTTCGACGAGTACGGGCGATTCATCTTCGCCAACTACGACGACGTACGCTCCAAACAGTCAACGGTCGTGCGCACCTTCACCGTCGACGACCTCGAATCTCTCGGTTTGCGAACCACCATGGACAGTGTCCGCAACGTGTGGCGGGCGACCACCCGCACCGGGCGAGCCGGGGAGGGCATCGTCTACGACCTCGCCCGCGACGACGTGCTTCTGTGGCTGCGTGAGGAAACCGGCGAATACTTTCCGTCTGTGATGGTGATCGACCCCGGATCTTGGGAAGGCTGGTTCGCGAACAAACCCGAGATGATGTCGGTGTCGCCGAACCCGCCGCCGCTGTTGGCGGAGTTCGCCGATTTCACCGAACACGACCCGTACGAAGGCTACAAGTCCTACCAGGGGGACAAGTACGTCGGGTTCCGTGTGGACATCGTCCCGCGTAACACCTCCCGCGACATGACCAAAGTCGTGATGTGGAATCCGAACTCGGTACCCACCGGGTTTGTCGGCCCGAACCAGATCGAACGACTGCGGATCAAGGGGACGATCGTCTCGCTCGACGAGCCGCGCTCATGGGAGGTCCGCGCCGACGACTCGATTCGCGAGTACGGGGAGCGCGTTCTAGAGATCGCCGACAACACCTGGCTACAGGACGAGTTTCAGACCCGGAACATGCTTCAGTCCATCGTGGGCCGCATTGCCCGACCGATCCCGGTGTTCGACACCGTGACCGTCCCCGGCGACCCCCGAATTCAGCTCGGCGACACGATCGAAGTCCACGACGCTGACGGATTCGGCGAGTCGATGTGGCTTCAGGTGCTCGGCATCAAACGCACGATGGACAGCGATGGGCTGACCGACACCTACACCGTCGAGATGGTCGTCAACCCCGGGCAAGGCGTGTGGGACTCGCCGACCTACGGACTGTGGGACCAGTCGTTCATTTGGAGATGATCATGGCCATCCCTCACGTGGTCGCGGGCGAGGTCGCCCGCGCCGCCGAACAAAACGCCCTGATCGACGTGGTCAACGCCAACACGGACAAGATCGCCGACCATGAATCTCGTATCGCGGCAAACACGTCCACATTGACCACCCAAGGAAACCGGATCACCACGCTCGAAGGAAAACCGGTCGGCACGAACTCGGGCGCCTACTTCGGACAGTGGACCGACAACAACGCCCAAGCCAACGGCATCGGCCAAACCATCAGCGGTTCCGACGGTGTGAAGATCACCGAGTTCGTCTCCGCCGTCGGCACCCCAACCGGATGCTCCATCAGCGGCGGCACCGTCACGATCAATCAACCCGGGCTGTGGCTCGTGACCGTGTCACTCCAGTACACCGCCGGATCATCGGTACGCGCCCTGTGGCTGTCACCAAGCAACGCCGCATCTGGTGCGGGTCTGTCGAAATTCGGTTCGGTGGCGGGACCATCGATGGATGTCCAGTCGGCGTCGGCGTTGATGCGCTTCACCGCCGGAGGACAGGTATCCGCCTACGCCGCGATCTGGCAAACAGGCGCACCGCTAAACATCTGGAGAGCCCGCAGCAACACGATCACCGTTGCGTGGCTCGGACCGTAAACCCGAAAGGACACACGTGATCATCGACGTACTTCCCCGGCCGCAGGCACACAAGGTGTGGATCTGGGACGGCACCAACACCGCCGCGATCCGCGAGCACCTTGCCCAGCTCGGCCGCGACTCCGGCAACGTCATCGACTTTGTGAACAACGGCGACGGTACGGCCACCGTCCGCAGCGCGACCAGCATGTACGGGACCTACGAGTTCCCTGTCAACCAGGGCGAGTGGTACTCGACGTCGATCACCTACATGGGTGTTGTCCCGGAGATGCGCACCGTTGAGCAGATCAACGAACTCTTCGTCGCCTACCCGAACTACGGTCCCGCGATCCCGCCGGAGCTCGGCGTCCAGTGAGCCCCGACGTCATCACCCGCCCGGTCCCGTACCGCGCCGCCTCGTCGCTGGGGATCGTGGTGTCCCTCGCCGGGGCGGCGCCGTACTACCTGATGCGCGACCCGACGCCGGGACGCCCCGCCAACGTGGTCGCCTACCTCGACAGCGTCGGCCCGTTCTGGCCGAGCATGTTCGGCGGCGCCGCCGTGCTGCTCCTGGCCGCGCTCGTCGCCGGCCGCTGGCGGGCGGCGGCGCTGCTGGTCGCCGCGGGAGTGTTCGCCGCCTACGCGTTCGCGTTGCTGTTCGCGGCCGTGGTCGGCGGCGCCGGGTGGGCGACGGCGTGCCTGGCGGCCGGGCTCGCCATGCAGGCGGTCGGGCTGTCAGCGTCCTACCCGGAGGGCTGAACGATGGACGCTGCGTTCGTCGGTGCCGTGTTCGCCGGACTCACCGGACTGACCACCGCGATTGGCGGTCTGTTGCTCAACCGCCAACGCCAGCGGGCGGAATCCGTGGTCGACCTCGAATCCGAGGTCCTGGACCTACGCCGCAAGTTCGAATCCGCACTCCGGCACATCTACGCGCTACGCGAAGACATCGCCCGCCACGGGCTCACCCCGCCGGAGATCCCGGACGAGCTCACCACCCGCCGCGACAGGCGAGACGCGATCTAACCGATCGTCCACCACAGACTGGGCAAGCCCCGCAGGAGTCAGCCAGCAAAAGCGGACCAGCACGAACGCACTGTCCACCTGGGAAGAGATGCCGTCATGACCGACCCGCAGTCGAGTGTGTTCCGCGACGCGCCACCGTCGGCGTGGGACGAAACGCCACTTCTCGGCCACCCGAATCTCACGCTCACCGACCTCGACCCGCTCGCCCAGTACTCCCGCGAGGACTACGAGACGGCCGGGTGGGACGCCGAGCGCGCCGGACCGAAAACCATCGACCAGGCGCGGCAGAACCTTGCCGCCCGGATCGCCGACCCGCACGCTCCGGACACCGCGGACGAGGTGGGCGCCTACGACGAGGAGGCGTGACGTGGGGATCTACATTCCGTGGCTCGCCGACGCGGCGCGCATGACCGGATACCCGGTGGTCGAGCTTCCCGGTTGGCGCACCCGTGGGCACGGCGGCTTCCGGGCCGTGGAGGTCGTGGTAGGCCACCACACGGCCACATCCGACAAGGCGCCCGGGGATTACCCGTCACAGGGCATCGTGACCAAGGGCCGGGCGGATCTGCCCGGCCCGTTGTGTAACTACGGGCTCGGCCGTTCCGGCGCGATCTACATCGTGGCGGCCGGGGTTGCTTGGCACGCGGGTGCCTCCCGCTGGGCCGGGTTCACCGACCTCAACGACGAGAGCATCGGCATCGAAGCGGAATCAGCCGGACACGGCGGGTGGACGCCCGCACAGCGCGATGCCTACCCGCGTCTCGTGGCCGCCGCCCTGCACTACATGCGCCGCGACGCGTCCCGCTACGCCGGGCACAAAGACGTGTGCCTCCCACCCGGCCGCAAGCCTGACCCGGTCGGCATCGACACCCGCTGGATGCAAGACACCGTGCGGAGCTTCCGCGACGACCCGAACCTGATCCGCCGGGGAGGCGGGGAAAGTGAGCTCGACATGTCCATAGCAACCGAGATCCGCGACATCGTGCGCCGCTACGTTCCAAGTGGACTCGCCTACGGTTACACGCTTCCGGCCAGCCCCGACCGGGTCCGCACCTTCGTCGGTCTTGTCCCGCCGCGCAACGGCGTCGTGACCGGCGACCAGGGGAGGGTCTTCGTGTCGCTGGCGGCCGGAGAGGACACCGAAATCGCCGGGGTCTACGCCGACGAGGACTGGTCGCCAGACGGCAAGCCGGGCAAACGGATGCCGCTGCAGGGCGCCTACACGCTCGTCGCGGGCGATCGGCAGTCCTTCGAGGTTCCCGGCGCCGCGACTCAGATCGCGGTCGCCTACCGCAGCGACGCCCCACTGAGCATGGCTGTCGAGATCGACCCCGTCTGGAAGTGATCACGATGACCAACCAGGTCCCGCAGAAACCATCGAAGATCCACACCGAGCCCGCCGGATTCGCCGAACTCGTTCGCGTCCTGGTGGCACTCGGTGTCGGCGCCGGGTGGATCACCAACCAGGAGGCCAACGGGCTCACGGTCGGCTTGACCGGGCTCGGCGTGCTCGTGTCGGTCCTCCTGACGTGGTGGACCCGCCGTAAGGTGACCCCGGCGGCACGACCGCGCACCGCCGACGGGACGGCGCTTGTCCCGGCCCCGCCACCAACCCGACTCGCCGAGTGAGGACGCTCGGCGCCCGCCCGGTAGGGCTGGCTGCCCCGGGCATGAGAACGCCCCCCGGATCTCCCGTGTTGTGCTCGCTTCGCGGGGAGATTCCGCGGGGGCCATTCTTGTCAGGAGGTGTCGTCACATCTCGCCGCGTTCCCAAGCACTGATCTCGTCATCGAGATCGTCGGAGGTGTAGATCGGCGGGTGGGCCGCAACGTAGCGCGCCCACGCCGACAACACCTGTGCTGCACCCTCGACCTCGTCATCGGTGACGCGCTCGTGAAGGGCGAAGTACGCGATCACGCCTTGGACCTCGGGCGCGGGGTGGTGACGATCGCAGACGGGGCACACGGTGGCCGTGACACGGCGCGAGGCAGCGGTCCTGGTGTCGGGCACGGGAACGGTGACCGCAGCCAGGATCGGTGACCCACAGCGTGCGCACGGCTGCTGCGGTGTCAGCTCCACCTCGGGGCCGTTGGTCATGCTGCCCCCGCACGTTCGATCGTGATGCCCCGCACCGACTTCAGCTCGGACACCAACTCAGTACAGACCTTCACCGGCCACGACGGCAACGCGAGCCGCGTGGTCCCCAAGTGGATGTGTACCGGGGTCGCCCCCTGGTAGGCACCGAGCGTGTTCCGAAGCTCGGCGATCGTGTCCTTGTTGAGTTTCTTCGCGTCGGCGCGCAGCACCAACGGCGGTTCGGTGCCGGGTGCGTGCTCGGCTGCGGCGATATCGACCGGGACTGCATCCGAGGCGAACACGCTGATCTCGCCCTCTCGCTCGTTCACGCGACCCTTCACCGCGAGCGCATTGTCCTCAGCGAGGTACTCCGCGAACACCTCGTAGGCTTTCGGGAAGAACAGAACCTCGACACTGGCGTCAAAGTCTTCCAATGTGACGATCGCCCACGGCTGCCCGTTTTTGTTGATGCGCCGCTGAACCGCCGAGATCATTCCGGCGATCTTGACTTCGTCTTTTCCGTTGCCGTTGGGTTCGCGTTCCCCGCCGACGAGCTCGGCGATACTGATGTCCTGGTACGGGGACAACAGCCGCTCGGCCCCGTCCAAGGGGTGCGCCGAGACGTAGAGACCAAGCATTTCTCGCTCGTAGGCGAGAAGCTGCTTACGCGGCCACTCTTCTTCGGTGAACTGGAAGTGGGCAAGTGGTGAGGCGTCATCGCTGCGGGCGGTGTCGTCGGCGCCACCGAACAAGTCGAACTGACCCATTGCTTCGTGCCGCTTGAACCCGATCACCGCGTCGATGGCCGCTTCGTGCTGTTGGTTCAGCGCCATACGCGTATGTCCGAGCGAGTCGAACGCTCCGGCCTTGATTAGCGACTCAACGACTCGCTTGTTGCACGTGACGATCTCGGCCTTATCCAAGAAATCGGTGAACGAGGTGTAGCGCCCCTTGGTCTCCCGCGTTTTGACGATCGAGTCGACCACGTTCGAACCGACGTTGCGGATCGCCCCAAGCCCGAAGCGAATGCGGCCGTCCACGGCGGCATGCTCAGCGACGGATTCGTTCACGTCCGGCGGCAACACTCGAATACCCATCCGTCGGCATTCGGACAGGTAGACGGCTGTCTTGTCCTTGTTGTGTGCGTTCGCCGTCAGCAGCGCGGCCATGTATTCGGCCGGGTAGTGCGCCTTCAGGTAGGCAGTCCAGTAGGTCACCAGACCATACGCGGCAGCGTGGGACTTGTTGAACGCGTACCCGGCGAAGGGCAGCACCGTCGCCCACAGCTTGTCGATCGCGTCCTTGGAGTAGCCGCGTTCCTTCATGCCTGCTTCGAAGCGGGCGAACTCCGCGTCCATCACCTCCTTCTTCTTCTTGCCCATCGCCCGCCGCAGCAAGTCGGCTTGTCCCAGGGTGTATCCGGCGACCTTCTGGGCGATCGCCATGATCTGTTCCTGATAGACGATCAGACCGTAGGTCTCGCCAAGGATGTCTTTCAGAGGTTCGTCGAGCTCGGGGTGGATCGGTTCAACTGGTTTCTTGCCGTTCTTGCGGTCGGCGTAGTCCAAGTGCGCGTTCACGTCCATCGGGCCGGGCCGGTACAGCGCCACGCAGGCGACGATGTCACCGAACCGGGTTGGCGCCATGCGCTTCAGCAGGCTTTGCATGCCGCCGCCTTCGAGCTGGAACACGCCCAAGCTTTCGCCGCGCCCGAGCATCTCGTAGGTGGCTCGATCGTCAAGGGGAATGTCCAACGGCTCGATCTCGACTCCGTGGTTTGCCTTCACCATCCGCACGGTGTCATCGATCGTGGTCATGTTGACCAGCCCGAGGATATCGATCTTGAGCAGGCCGACCGCCTCGCACTGCGGTCCGTCCCAACCAGTGATGATCTCGCCATCCTCGCGCTTCCACAGCGGGAGCACGTCCAACAACGGTTCACGCGAGATGATGTGCGCACACGCGTGAACACCCGCATTGCGGATAAGACCCTCAAGTCCTCGCGCCGTGTCGAAAATCTTTTTGACCTGCGGATCACTGTCGATCAACGAGCGGACCTCGGCGGCCTCGGGGTAGCGCTCGTGCTCGGGGTCGACGATGCCCGACAACGGGATGTCCTTCGCGCCCACCGGGGGCGGGAGTGCCTTGGAGAACCGGTCGGCGACTTGGAAACCGGCTTGGCCGAGGTGTACCCGGGCTGCGTCTTTGAACGCTGCTTTGGTCTTAATCGTGCCGTATGTGATGACCTTCGCGAAGTACTCTTCCCCGTACTTTTCCTTCGCGTACTGGATGACTCGCTCGCGTTGACGCTCGTCGAAGTCGATGTCGATGTCAGGTGGGGAATCACGCTCCGGGTTCAGGAACCGCTCGAACAGCAGGCCGTGTTTCAGTGGATCGATGTCAATGATGTGCAGCACATACGACAGCAGCGCGCCCGCGGCCGAGCCACGACCCGGACCGACACGGATGCCGTTGTTCTTGGCCCACCGGACCAGGTCGCCGACAACCAGAAAGTAGGAGCTGTAACCCTTCTCCGTGATGACCTTCAGTTCCCACTCAAGCCGGTCTCGGTACTCCTGCGGAATCCCGTCGGGGAATCGGGTCGGGATGAATTCCTCGACCTCGTCGCGTAGAACCTCGACGTCGGTGCGGCCGGGGGCGACCTTGGCTTGAGGCATCCGGTTCTTACGGGCGAACGCCTCCTCATAACCCTCGACCATGTCCGCGATCAACAACGTGGTGTCTGCGGCACCGGGAACCTCGGTATCCCAGTACCCGCGCATCTCCTCAGAACTCTTGATGTGGTAGCCGCCGCCGTTGAACCGGAACCTTTCGGTGTCGGCAAGCATCGAACGGGTCTGCAGGCACAGCAACGCGTCGTGTTGCTCGGCCTGGTCGGCGGTCACGTAGTGACTGTCGTTGGTCGCCACGACGCGCAGATCGAGTTGCCGGGCGATGTCCAGCAGCTCGCTGCGAATGTTGCGCTCCATCTCGATGCCGTGGTCCATGACCTCGATGAAGAAGCGATCAGGCCCGAAGATGTCCTTGTAGTCTGAGGCGGCCTGCAATGCCTCTTTCTTCTGGCCGAGTCGAAGACGGGTGAGCACCTCGCCGGCCAGACAACCGCTCGTCGCGATGATCCCTTCGGAATGCTCGGCGATGAGTTCCTTGTCCATGCGCGGCTTGCGGAAGAAACCCTGCATGGATGCCAGCGAGGAGAGCTTGAAGAGGTTACGCAGCCCCGCCGAGTTCAGAGCGATCATCGTCATGTGGGTATACGCACCCGCGCCGGAGACGTCGCCACTCTCGCCGTACTCGTCGACTTCCTTTTTGCCGGTCACCGCCCGGTTCCCCCAGAACACGGGCTTCTTGTGGAAGCGGCTTTCCGGGGCGACGTACGCTTCGATGCCGATGATCGGTTTGATACCGGACTTCTGCGCGTGCGTGTAGAAGCTGTGCGCGCCGAACATGTTGCCGTGGTCGGTCATCGCCACCGCAGGCTGTTCGAGCCGAGCGACCTCGGCGAACAGCGCGTCGTGCTTGGCAGCACCGTCGAGCATGGAGAACTCGGTGTGCACGTGCAGGTGTACGAACCGATCGGACACGTCGTCAACTCCGGAAGCATCACGCTGGGGGGTAGCTGACCCCGCAACTCTAGCACACCCGGCGTGGCTGGGCTGCCTCGGGGCCGTGTCGCAGCCCAGCCACACCGGAGCGCCCCGGGCCGTCAGAGCTGCCCGGTGCCGCCGCAGGTGTTGCACTCCTCGCTACCCTGCTTGCCGCTGCCGTTGCAGTTCGGACACGGGTCACCGTTGCTTGCCATGGCTCACACCTCCCTTCCCGTGGTCGAGTTGATCAGGGTATGGACGCATGCGCAGGTGTCGATACCTCCACATGCGACGTCTTGTCATCGCAGAGTGACGATGCGTCGCTAAAGGCGAGCGAGTCCGGCGAGGACGTCATCGAGCAGTTCTCGGGTGACCGGGGCAAACCCTCGAATGGGCGGGCGCTCGTCCACTTCGGCCACACGCGGCAGCGGTTGTGTCGGAAGCTCGTCGAACCACGCGGCGTAGCGATGCTTCGTCGGCGCGTCCGGGTCGACGGGCACCGTGCCGACCCAGGCGAGCTGGTTTCCGGGGCGCGGACGGACGAGGTTCACGTCCGCCCCCGGCGATCTGGATGCACTCTGCGCACATCGGCCAGTTGTTCGGCGCGTGCTCGTGCGGACCCCACCCGATCCCGCCGCACAACCCGACGACGACCGTTCCGCCCTGGTAAGGGCGCCGCTCCGCGCCGGGCTCGGCGAAGTGAAAAACCTGCTCACGCCACGACGGCGCGTACATCAGCGGGACGACGGCCGGTTCGATGACGACATCCGCCGGGAGTACTTCCGGAGGCTGCGGCGCGAGCGGGCCTTCGAGCTCGGTGCGGCCGACCGGCGGCGCGTCGCTGGCGAGCGCCGCGAGGATGAGGCAGCGCGGGCACGGGTTTCCCGTCGAGGCGGCGACGATCTCGACTTCGTCCGGCTTCACCACGTCACCGCACGGCGCTCGCCACACGGCCGGAGAGCCATCGTCATCGGGCACCCGGTAGGCGTGCACCTCCGGCGGTCCGCCGTCTGCTGATACGCCGTCTCGGCGGCGCGCAAGCACTACCCGCATACCGGCCGCCCGTGGCGCGTGGCGGGACCACTCGCCGGGACAGTCACTCGCCAATACGTCCCGGCGGGTGGCATGGCTCGGCCGTTCGCCACACGGGGGGGCGCGGTGACGACCGGCCGAGGCTCCGGTCCGCGACACGACCTCGGGGCGGTTCCCTCCCACACAGAACCGGATCGTGTCGACGTCGCGGCGCGCTGCGCGCTGCACACGACGAGCGGACTCGGAGCGAAGGGCCTTGAACTCCTCACGGAGGTCACGAGCGACAGGCGCCCACGCCAGCAACGCGACCGCGACGATCGCTGACCACATCAGGGATTCACCCACGGCGGACACCTCGCACGAAGCGCACGAACCGGGCGCGCTTGCCGCTGGCGACCCCGCGGGCGATCACCCACCAATCCGAGTCGCGAACGGCGTCGGCAACGGCGTAGCCGAAGACGATCGCGCCGACCAAGACGAGCCCGACGAACGCGATCACGTTGCTGGGGTCGGACATGGGACCACTTCCCTCGTGCACTAGCTGGTACCGGGAGGTCGGCGACGCACGGTCGTCGATCACTCACGCGAGAGGCACCCTGCCACGAGGAACGTTCCTCTAGCAACGGTCATGCAGGAACGGATACGGTTGTGCACACGAACGGAGGAGCGCGTTCCTCCGCGCCGCAGCGTGCGAGACTGTGCCCGCCGCGATCAGCCGTCAGTGGAGGTTCGATGTCGAAACGCCCTGGTCCGAGCGTCCGCCGACGCCAACTCGGCGCGATGCTCCGCCAGCTTCGCATTGACGCGGGGAAGACCCGCAAGGATGCTGCGACATGGCTTGAGATTGGCGAGCCAACCGTTAGTAAGATCGAGCTTGGGAAACAGGCGATCAAGGGGCCAAGCGTTCGCTTGCTGTGCCAGCTCTATGACGCGGATGCGGGCACGGTAGACACACTCCTTCGGCTTGCTCGCGAAGCGAATCAGCGCGGGTGGTGGTCCCAGTACCGCGAAACGGTTCCCGACTGGTTCCGGCAATTCGTCGGGCTCGAGGGCGACGCCTCGGTCATGTGGGAATACCAATCCGAGTACGTTCCTGGCTTGCTGCAAACACCCGCGTACGTCGACGCGATCACTCGTGCCCTCGAGCCGAGTTATTCAGACGAGCAGATCGCCCGCCGAGTTGAGTTGCGCAAGAAACGACAGATGCAGATCGACGGTGGTCAACCGCCGCAGATGCACATCTATCTGAACGAAGCGGTAATTCGGCGCGTTGTGGGCGGCGCAGAAGTCATGCGAGAACAACTCGGCGTCCTCGCCGAATCAGCGAAGCGGGACCACATCTCAATTCGCATTGTTCCGTTCTCCGCCGGAGCGCATCCGGCAATGTCCGGTTCGTTCGTGATGATGCAGTTTCCCGATGAAGACGCCCCAGCGTTCGCGTACGTGGAGAACCGCCGCGGTGCTGTGTACCAGGAGGACCCAGGCGACATCGAAAGCTATACGGTGCTACTTGACCAGCTCGCGTCGGTGGCGCTCAGTGAGGATGACTCACGGGCGATGCTCGCCGACGCGGCTGCATCACTGTGAAGCGAGCAGAGTACGAAGGTAGGCACGGACATGCCAGAGATCAGCTACAGCGGGTGGCGGAAGTCGACTCGGAGCAGCCCCAACGGCCAGTGCGTGGAGGTCGGCTTCGCCGACTCCGGCCGCGCCATCCGCGACACCAAGCAGGCCAGCGACCCGCACCGCCCGATTCTGGAGTTCAACGGCGACACGTTCGCCGCGTTCCTGGCGCGGGTGAAGTCCGGCGAGCTCGGCTAACTCGCGACCGCAGGAGCCACTACAGGCGCCCCCGTCTCCGCCGTGGAGGCGGGGGCGCCTCTGCTTCGCGCTCAAGACGGCGCGCCGACAGAGCTTCCCTCGATCCATTTGTCCACATCGGACGGCCGGTACCGGACGCGCCGACCAACGTGAACGTACGGCGGCCCGGTCTGGTGATACCGCCAGTCCCGCAGCGTCGCCACCTTCACTTTCAACCGAGCCGCCAGCTCGTCGGGCGTGAGTAGCTCTTCCATGCCGTTCTCCTCGTCCGCCACCTGGGCCAGACGAGTACCGATCTTCCCCGCCGCTTGACGATTGGTCAAGACGACCCTAGTTTGGTCGTTATGACAAAGAGCCATGCTCCGGGGGCAACCGGCCGCCGCGTCGCCGACAACGTCGCCGACCTCCGCCGCCGCGCCGGGCTTTCCCGCGCCCAGCTCGCCGCCAAGCTCGACGCGATCGGCCGCCCACTCTCCGGAACCGTCATCCAAAAGATCGAGAACGGCGTCCGACCTGTCGACGTCGACGACCTCATGTGTCTCGCCGTCGCACTCGACGTCACCCCCCTCCGGCTGCTGTTCGGCGACACCGAAACAGAGATCAACATCACGCCGACGTGGACAGCCGCCACGACTGTCGCCCGGCTCTGGGCGCAAGGTGCCGACTACCTCGGCGGCGATTCCGAACAGGCGCGCCGCATACGCGAACTAGTCGCCGAACTCCACGACGCCGTAACTGGAAAGGGTCAGGATGGCAAGCATTGAAGACCGATGGTGGAAAGAGGTCAAGGACGAAAACGGCAACGTCGTCGGCAAGGTCAAAACCGACCGTTACGGAAAAGGCAAGCGGTGGCTCCTTCGCTGGCGTGACCCCGACAAGCAGCCGCGCAAACTGTCCTACACGAAATGGAAGGACGCCGACGACAAGCGTAAGGAAATCGAAGGCAACATGCTCAAAGGGTCCTATATCGACCCGAAAGCCGGGCAAATCACCTTCGACAAATACGCCGAAGAATGGCTTGCGCACCGAACCTCCGACCCGCTCACAATCGAAAACACCAAAGCGCGGCTCCGCCGGTACGTCACCGGAACCAAGCTTGGGAAAACACCGCTCGTGAAGATCCGGCCGTCCACCGTGCAAGCGTGGATCAAAGGACTCACGATCGCCGACTCGACGGCCCGCGTCGTGTTCGCGCACGTCGCGAGCATCCTCGCCGCTGCTGTTGACGACGAACTCATTCCCCGCAACCCGGCGCTCTCGAAGTCGGTCAAGCCTCCGAAGGGGGAGCGCGAACGGATCACACCGTGGTCATCGGCGTGGGTCGCTGGGATGCGCGACAAGATCGGCGAACGGTACCGGCCGCTCGTGGTCGTGGGCGCCGGGCTCGGGCTCAGGCCGGGCGAGGTGTACGGGCTCTCCCCGGACGACATCGACTGGTTACGCGGGTGGGTGCACGTCCGGCGACAGGTGAAGATCGTCGGCAACCGGCGGGTGTTCGCTCTTCCCAAGGGTGGCAAAACTCGACACGTGCCCCTAGCGCCCTCGGTGCGCGACGAACTCGCCGCCTACCTCGCCAAGTACCCGGCGCGGGAAGTGACGCTCCCGTGGGCCGAGCCAGACGGCGACGATCACACCGTCTCGTTGCTGGTGACCAACGAGTCGGGGAGGGCTCTGCACAGCCGCACCGTGACCGCCGCCGTCTGGTATCCCGCGCTCGACGCCGTCGGCATTCCCCGTGACAGGAAGAACGGCGCGCACGCGCTTCGACACTACTACGCGAGCGTTCTTCTCGACGCTGGCGAGTCGATCAAGGCGCTCTCCGAGTGCCTCGGTCACGCCGACCCGGGGTTTACGCTTCGGACCTACACGCACCTCATGCCGTCCAGCGAGGAACGGACCCGCAAGGCGATCGACGACGCGTTCGCCGGGCTGGTCACCGAGGGGCATGATCTCGCCAGGCTCGGCGGCGAGCTGGTGTGCCCCCAGGGTGCCCCAGTGTCCCGGGCGAGGTAGCTTCGCCGCAGGTCAGAGCCGCCGGGGGAGTCGTGAGAGGAAGTTGTCGTAGTACTCCAGCGCGCTCCCGATCCAGGCCGCGACGGCGGCTTTCTTCGGCTGCGCCGGTGTGGCGGGCGGGGTGTCCGTCACTGCAAACTCCAGGGTGTTCGTCACTGAACCCGTGGCACCAATGAACCACCTAGTTAGTCCCTAGAGGCTGTGTTGCCGTGGTCGCATCTGTCAAGGGCGAATTTCCGCCGGGTCATCGCTTCGTCAGATACGCCAGCAGCATGTCGCCGAGCATCTTCCGGTAGTGCTCCCGGTTCTCCGCGGCGAGCATGTCCCGGCCGAAGATGGCTTGGAACGTGTGCCGGTTGGCGGTGCGGAACACGCAGAACGAGCTGATCAGCATGTGCACGTCCAGCGCGTCCACGTCGTCGCGGAAGACTCCGGTCTGACGGCCGCGCTCGAGGATCCGGGTGAGCACGTCGAGCGCGGGACCGGCCAGTTCCGGCAGCATCGGCGACTTCCGCAGGTGCTCGGCGTGGTGGATGTTCTCGATGCTCACCAGGCGGAGGAAGTCGGGGTGCGACTCGTGGTGGTCGAAGGTCAGCTCGGCGAGCTTGCGCACGGCTTCGGTCGGTTCCAGCCGGTCGACGTCCAGGTCGCTCTCCATGCCGCGGATGACCGAGTAGGCCCGCTCCAGAACCGCCAGGTAGAGCTGCTCTTTGCCGCCGAAGTAGTAGTAGATCATCCGCTTGGTGGTGCTGGTGCGCGCGGCGATCTCGTCCACTCGGGCACCGGCGTACCCCTTGGCGGCGAATTCCTCGGTGGCGGCGTCGAGGATCTCGGCCCGGGTCCGGTCGGCGTCCCGCTGCTTTCCGGCGTTCTCGGATGCTGGTGCTGCCACTGGACTCCTTCGAGGTCGGTTCGCGGCCAACTGTAATCGGCGGGCTTTTGCGGAGGCCATCGGTTGCCTACTATTAACTCGCCAGTTCGTTCATTAATCGGAGCTGTCCACGTGCACACCCAGCGAAGCTTCCTCATCGGTCTGATCGGATCGGGCATCGGCCCTTCCCTGAGCCCGGCCCTGCACGAACGAGAAGCCGACGAACTCGGCTTGCGCTACCTCTACCAACGGTAAAACCTGGACGAACTCGACCGTCCGGCCGAGGAGATCGGGGAACTGCTGCGCATCGCGCGCACCGCTGGCTACGACGGGCTCAACATCACCCACCCCTGCAAGCAATTGGTGATCGAGCACCTGGACGAGCTGTCCACCGACGCGGCGGCGCTCGGCGCGGTCAACACCGTGGTCTTCCGCGACGGCAAGGCCGTCGGGCACAACACCGACTGGTCCGGTTTCGCCCGCAGCTTCAGCAGAGGACTGCCCGGCGCCCCGCTGGACCGGGTGGTGCTGCTCGGTGCCGGTGGAGCTGGGGCAGCGGTCGGCTACGCGCTGCTCAACCTCGGGGTCGGAGTCCTGCAGATCTTGGACATCGATCGGCAACGGGCCGAGAACTTGGCCGGGAGCCTGCGCGAGCTCTTCGGCGCCGAGCGGGTCACCGCCGGGGGGATGGACGAATGCGGCGGAGCGCTGGACTGGGCGGACGGGCTGGTGCACGCAACACCCGTCGGAATGGCCGCCCACCCCGGCTGCCCCGTGCCGGCCGAGCTGCTGCGCCCGCAGCTGTGGGTGGCCGACGTGGTGTACCGGCCGCTGCGCACCGAACTGGTCAACGCGGCCGCCGAACGCGGCTGCTGCGTGCTGCACGGTGGCGGAATGGCCGTGTTCCAAGCCGTGGAGGCTTTCCAGCTGTTCACCGGCGTCGAACCCGACGCCGAACGGATGCTCGAGCATTTCGAGGTGCTCGTCGAGCAGGGAGGACCGCATGTCGCTGACGGGTGAACCCCGGCGCGTCATCGCCACGGTGTGCCTGTCCGGCACGTTGGAGGACAAGCTCGAGGCAGCCGCCGCGGCCGGCTTCGACGGGGTGGAGCTGTTCGAGAACGATCTGATCAACTCGGCCTTGTCGCCCGAGGAAATCCGGCAGTACTGCGCCGACTTGGGGCTGACCATCGACCTCTACCAACCGTTCCGAGACTTCGAAGCGGTGCCGCCGGACGTGCTGGCCGCGAACCTGCGACGGGCGGAGCGCAAGTTCGAGGTCATGGAGCGGCTCGGGGTGAGCACCATGCTCGTCTGCTCATCGGTGTCCGCGGACGCCGTCGACGACGACGAACTGGCCGCCGAGCAACTCCACCTGCTGGCGTCCCGCGCCGCCGACCGCGGCATGCGGATCGCCTACGAAGCGCTCGCCTGGGGGAAGTTCGTCAACACCTACCAGCACTCCTGGCGCATCGTCCGCAGCGCGGACCACCCCGCGCTGGGACTCTGCCTGGACAGCTTCCACGTCATGTCCAGGCGGAGCGATCTGGCCCTGATCCGCACCATCCCCGGCGAAAAGCTGTTCTTCCTCCAGCTCGCCGACGCCCCGAAACTGGACATGGACGTGCTGCAGTGGAGCCGGCACCACCGGCTCTTCCCCGGACAGGGGGAGTTCGACCTGTCCACCTTCGTCGGGAACGTGCTCTCCACCGGTTACCAGGG